TTTAACAAATTGTTATATTTTTGTTGACTATTCCTATAAGGTATAGTAACATTAAGTTATAAGAAAGATATAAGAGAGGAGGATAGATATGACATTTAGAGAGTTATCACAACTAATAGATCATTATGATAAAGTTATTAAGACAAAAAGAAAAAGCATCTACAAATATACTTTATTCGAGAGATTAGTAGCAAAAATAATGAAAAGATATTACACTAGTAAGTGGGAACATTATTTTGATTTATAACAATAAGGAGGAGAATAAAATGTGGTTATTAATACAGACAAATGAAAGAGGAACTAAAAGAAAATACGTAACATCTATCAATTATGATAGATTAATATATTACATTAATAAGTTTAATAATGTTAAGAAAATTAATGATTATTATTTTATTAGTAATGATAGTGAAGTGATAGAGTTTAAAATATTTCTATCAGATAATCTAGATGGGAGGTTATATAATGAGTATAAGCAAACAAATAGCAGATTTAACTAAAAAGAGTAAAACATTAAGATATTTAGCTTTAAATAGTGATACCAGTTATAAAAAACAAATGGAAATAAGAGAAGAACAGGATAAAACTTGGAAGAAGTTACAATTTATGAAAAACTTCGAGAAAGTTAGTAGAGTTAAATAATGGCATCAATTAGAAAAGCTAAAAAACTCGCTAAGAAACAAGGTAAAGTATTTAAAGCTCCATCTTCTGAGAGAAAAAAACTTATGAATGAAACGAGGGAGATGGTTAATAAAGTTAATAAAAGATTAAGAAGTTTAGAAAAGTCTGGAAACTATAATTCTTATGCTTCTAAGAAATTATTTAATAGATTAGATACTAAGTCTATAAATGTTTTAAATAAAGCTAGAAATAAGAAGATACTATCTGTTAAAGTTACTAGAGGATTAACTAATACTCAACTAAAAGCTATACAAAAAGCATCTAGTCAATTTCTTAGATCTAAAACATCTACTGCTAAAGGAATAGAAAGAACTAGAGAGCAAACTAAGAAGTCAATGTTAGAATCATTAAAAACAACAATGGACTCAGATATTACTAAAGATGATATAGATGACTATTATGATATGTTATCAGATAGAGATTTTTGGTATTTTGCCGACAAATTAGGAGCTTCTACATTATGGCAGATAATAGATGAAGCTAAAGAGAAAAATATGTCAGAGAGTCAATTTATATCTACATTAGAGTTATATATTACTATCCCTGATGAAGATATTAGAAATAAAGCTATAAGATTATATAATAAGTATGTAGTTTAGAAAGGATGATGTTATGTTATACTGGAGCGAATATAAAAATCATACTCCAGATATTGTGGGTAAGAGAAAGAAGTTTGATAATACAGTATATACATTCGATATAGAAACATCATCTTTTTTAACAATAGGAGATAGACAAGTTCCAGCATCTGAATATCTTACTCTTACAGATGATGAGAAAGAGTTATCAGAATATAGATCTACTATGTATATATGGCAGTTATCGATAAATGATGTTGTCTATTATGGTAGAACTTGGAATGAACTAAAAGAGTTTTTAAGAGTTATAGATAATAATGTTCCTGAAAAGAAAATAATTTTCGTACATAATCTAGCTTTTGAGTTTCAATTTTTGAAAAGTGTTTTTCATTTTAAAGAAGTAACAGCTAGAAAATCTCATAAAGTTATGACTGCTTTAATGGTGGATTATAATATTATGTTTAAATGTAGTTATATAATGTCTAACTGCGCTTTAAAATATCTTCCTAAACTATTCAAGTTACCAGTTGAAAAACAAGTAGGAGATTTAGATTATGATATTATTCGACACTGTGAAACTGAGTTAGATGACAAGGAACTTAATTACTGTGAATATGACTGTCTAGTAGTTTATCATTATATTAAAAGAGAACTTGAAACTTATGAGTTTGTTAATAAGATTCCTACTACTTCGACTGGAAAAGTTAGAAGAGAATTGCAAAATCTTATAATGACTGATTTTAAATATAAAAGATTAGTTAGAAAAGCAATTAACACAGATCCTCATATTTATAATTTATTACAACGTGCTTTTATGGGTGGATATACACATGCGAACTGGATTTATGCAGATGAAGTATTAAAGAATGTTGATTCATATGATGAAACTAGCGCTTATCCTTATGTCTTAGTAACATGTAGGTTTCCATCTTCCGAGTTTAAAGCTTGTAAAGTTAGAAAATTAGAGGATATGAGTAAAAGATTTGCTTATTTAATTGTAGTAAGATTTAAAAATCTAAAATGTCGATATTTTAATACTTTTATAAGTGCTTCTAAATGTCAGAATATAAAAGGTGCTAAGTATGATAATGGAAGAATCATAGAAGCGAAAGAAATAGATATAACTCTTACTGATATAGATTTTAGATTTATAATTGATACATACGACTGCGAATATGAGATTCTAGAATGTTATTTCGCTTTAAAGAATTATCTACCTAAGCAGTTTATAGAGTTTGTATTACAAAAATATATTAATAAGACAGAGTTTAAAGGTGTTCCAGAAAAAGAATTAGATTATCAAAAAGAAAAGAATAAGTTTAATGCTCTTTATGGTATGAGTGTAACTAACACAATAAGAGATAACGTTATCTATAAGGATGAAACTGGCGAGTGGTTAGAAGAAGAGTTAACTAATGAAGATATAGAAGATAAACTAGTAGCTGAAAAGAAAAAGTCTTTTCTTAGTTTTGCTTATGGAGTATGGGTTACAGCATATGCAAGAGATAATTTACTTAGAAGAGTTATAGAGTTAGATGATTACGTATGTTACTGTGATACTGATAGTTGTAAATTAGTTCAAGGATATGACAAAAAAGTTTTTGAAGATTACAATAAAAGTGTAGAAGATAATATAAAGTTTGTAGCTAATCTTCTTAATATAGATGTAGAAAAATATCAACCTAAAGATATTTACGGAGTTAAACACTTGTTAGGTGTTTTTGAATCTGAAACTGAGGGAGATAGTAAATACACATACGATGAGTTTATAACTCAAGGAGCTAAAAAGTATGCTGTTAAAATTAACAATAAAATAAAGATAACAGTAGCAGGAGTTCCTAAAAGTGGAGCATCAGCATTAAAAGATTTAAAAGATTTTAAAGATAACTTAGTCTTCGATCATTCTGTAACAAATAAAAATCTATTAATTTATGTAGATAATCAAAATAATTTTGATTTGAAAGATTATAAAGGAAAATGTTATAATGTAACTGATAAAACAGGATGCTGTATAATTCCTACAACTTATGTTTTAGGAAAATCGGAAGAGTATGCTGATTTATTAACTGATAGTTCTAGTAAAAGAGCAGTATATAAAGAATAGAGGTGATTTTATGGATGAAGATTTAGAATATATAAAGATGTTTTCTAAGATAACTATAAAAGATGCTTGTGTGAGAGCAGGAGTTCATAAACAAAACTTATGGACTGGAAAAACATCTAAGAAAAACATAAAAAAAGTTAGAAAAATATTAGAGAATGATATAGCTACTCTTTATTTATATAAGGATGGTGTTGTAAGTGAAACAGATGACACATTATAATCTAGATAATATAGATAAAATAGATGCTAATATTAATATAATTTATGGAGAGAGATCTAACGGAAAAAGTTACCAAGTTAAACATAAGAAAGCAGTAGAGAAATATTTAAAAACTGGTAAGAGATTTATTCTTATGAGGCGCTGGAAAGAAGAAATAACATCAGAAAAGATAGAACAGTATTTCGCTGATGTTGATGTTATGAAAATAACTGATAATAATTATAATTGTATTTCTATGTATAAAAAACAATTATTTCTATCTAATTATAATAATGAAACTGGAAAAACAGTAAGAGGAGAAAAGATAGGATATGTAGTAGCATTATCAACAGAGCAAAACTACGCTGGAGCTAGTTATTTAGATGTTGAGGATATTATATTCGAGGAGTTCATGTCTAGAAGTGTTTACATCGCAGGAGAATCTGATAAGTTAATGAACTTTCGTTCTACAGTGGATAGAAAAAGAAATATTGTTAAATTGTGGTTAGTAGGTAATTCTATTTCTAGAGTATGTCCTTATATAAATGACTGGGATTTACATAAAATAATAACTAATCAAAAACAAGGGACTATAGAAGTAACAGAACTTCCTACTGGAGATATAGATATCGAAAATGGAAAAGAAATAACTTTAAGATGTGCTATTGAGTTCTGTGCTTCTACTGGTGTATCATCGTTTGCGATAGGTAAACATAAAGATATGTTAAATAAAGGAAGTTGGCAGTCTGATCCTCAGCCTCATCTACCTAAAAGTTATAAAGATTATAAAATGTTATATAGAATAATGTTTCAATATCAGTCTTTTAAGTTTATAGGAGAATATCTACTAGATAAAATAAATAAAGATGTGTGTTGGTTTGTATATCCATATAATAGAGATATAAATAATAAAACAATAGTATTTAGTGATGTAGTAAAAACTTCAAGTTATTGGCAACGTGATATCTATAATCCTAACATAAAAAATGAAAAGATTAAAAGTCTATTACAAACATTTAGAGAAAGTCAAATATTTTATTCTACTGATTTATGTGGGACTGATTTTAAACAAGTAATAGATTTTACAATTAGAAAATAAGGAGATGAATTAAAATGGGTTTAAGAACAGGAGCTGTAATAATAGCTCAAGGAATTAAATTAGATAAAAGTTATAAAAATGTTTTAAGTTATACAGAAAGCAAAATGCTTTCATTAGTAAATAATAAGAAAGTAGCAGAAAGTCATAATTGCTCTTTTATTAGAGTAGGAGATAATGTTATAGATACTGATTTTAGTTATAATGATGCTTTAAAATGTAATTATATAGCATTACAAAATCCTAACTATTCTAATAAGTGGTTTTTTGGATTTATTGATAGTGTAGAATATATCTCGAATGGGAATGCTAGAATACACTACACTATAGATGAGTTTTCTACTTGGAATAGTTATTGGCATACAAAACCTTGTTTCGTTATTAGAGAACATACTAATAACGATACACTAGGAGCGAATACTGTTGATGAGGGTTTAGAAACTGGAGAATATATATCAATAGCATATTTAAGAGATAGTAATTTAAGAGCAGATAAAATAAAAGTTGTTATGGCATCAACTGGAGTTCCAGCAATTTCTGGAAGTATTTCTAAAAGCGCTGGAGCTGTATATAACGGAGTTTATTCTGGTATTAGATATTATAGATTTGATACTGCTCCTATTTTATCAAGAGCTATAGATCATATGACAGTAGAAAATGCTCAAGATGGAATAACAGCTCTTTTTATTGCTCCAGAGTTTTTAGTTCCATACGATACTGGGGAGGGTGGTAGTTATTATGGAGCCATAAAACAAGGATCATCAGCTCAAACTTACGATTTAGGTGTTACTCCTATTTCGAACTTAGGAGGAGGATATGTTCCTCGTAATAGAAAACTACTTACATATCCATATTGTTATTTCTTAGGTTCAAATGGAAGTAACTCTACAGCTATCTATAGACAAGAGTTATTTGATAGTCACGATTCAGCTGGGGACTGTGTTTTCAGAGTTTATGGTTCACTAACTCCAGGATGTTCAATTATGATGTTACCAGTTAATTATAAAGGAATAACAGAAAATTATGATGAAGCTTTAATTTTAGGGAAGTTTCCACAATGTAACTGGACTACTGATATGTACACAGCTTGGATGACACAAAACGGCCTTAATAGTATGTTATCTATGGAGTCTGATGCTGTTTCTCTTGGCACTAATATAGCATCTGGTAATTTAGGAGGTGGATTAAGTAGTATGAATTCTATTTTTAATTCTATGTATCAGAGACATCTAGCTTCTAAAATGCCTCCTCAAATGAAAGGAAACATAAACTCTGGAGATGTTGCTACATCTCGAGGAGAAAATTGTTTTCATATAACTAAGAAAGTTATAAGAGAAGAATATGCTAGACAAATAGATGATTTTTTCTCAAAATATGGATATAAGATAAATAGAATAAAAACTCCTAACCAAACAGGTAGAGCAAACTGGAACTTCGTACAAATTGGATCAGAGGAAAATATTGGATATTCTACAGATGCTAATAGAAGTGTCCCAGCCAGTTCGATGGAAGTTATTAATAATATATATAGAAATGGTGTTACAATATGGCACGATCACGAAAAACTTGGAGATTATAGTTTATCTAATAATATTATATAAAATAAAAAGAACTCTTACGAGTTCTTTTCTTATTGTATTGTGTGATTAGTAAGTACTGTAATAGCTGCAGATGAGTAACTAGTTCCGCCACTTGCGAAAACTGATAATCTATCATTTATAACAGTAGTAGTAGACTGAATTATTCCAGATGTACTAGTTACACTTCTTCCAGTTGATATAGGACTAGATGGAACGTTGCTAGGTAATGTAATAGATATTACTATTCTACCTCTTTCGCAAACAAATAAATTATTTGAATTAGAGTTTCTTGATACATCCATAACTCCATAACAGGCAAGATTACCACCTCTACGCGAAAGAATAGCTGTTCCGTGTTGCCATCCTGTTATCTTAAAGTTTTGCACGTTTCCGTTTGCACCATCATTATACAAACGTGGGAACTCAACATATTCAAAATTGAAGTATCCTCCATACATGTCAACTAATGTAGCATTTTCAAACGCTACATATTTTAAAGCAGTAGCGCAGTTTTCTATAGTATAACTATCTTGATTAGCTAATCTTAATTTAATTTTACTATTTTCATCTGCTCCTTGAATATTAAGATGTGAATTATAGAAAGCAACTTCATAATTAATAGGATTTTGGAATTCTATAACTACTCCTGGCACTGTTGCTGTTATATGAATAACACAGTTAGTAAAAATATTATTACTAGCTATATAAGTACCAGCTTTTACTATATAACATCTAACATCAGTTTTTCCTTGATTTAATAAATTAAAAAGTTTGTCTATTGTTTTCCAAGGATGAGTTTGTGATCCATCATTAGAATCATCTCCAGCATCTCCATCAATATAGAATCGTTGTCCTGCTTGGTTATATCTTCTAGTTATTTTTTCTTCTACATCAGATACATCTGACATTAATTCAGTAACTGACATATCAATTTTATTATCTAAAGTAGTATAATTTTCTTTTATTTTATTATTTAATGTATCATAGTTTTCTATTACTACATCATTTAATCCATTTAAATTAGTAGTTAATTCGTTAATATAAAAATCTGGAATTAATTCTGCTACTAAAGTATCATCATTAGTCATAGCTATTATATTAACTTCATCAATAACATCAGTGTTAACTAATTTTCTAATTTTATAAAATCTACCTTTGCCATCCTTATAGTTTTCTAACCCATATGTTTTACAGAAACTTCCATCTATAACATTTTCAGCATCTTTCATATCTGCAACAGTATTATAAGCTAATACTGATGATATGTTTAGATATTGAGTAATTATTTCTCTTAGTTGTCCTGATTCAGCCATTTCATCTAGTTTTCTATTAATTTCTGTTTGTATATCTAAGTTCTTGAAATAATTATCAACATAATTTTTTAGATTTTCATATGCTGTATTAAGCTCAGTAACATTATTTAAAACAATATTTTGACTATTAATAACATTATTTAGATACTCTACTATTTTACATAATAAAGCATAATCAGTAAGTGCATCAAAATCTTCTTCTATATATGGGAAGTTTTGTAAAACACATAATCTAAAAGGTCTTAATTTATTATCCATATTTATTCCTCCTTATATTACTTGATAAAAAAGAACATCTAATTCTTTAAATATCATAGTATAAACATTTTGTTTTTCTTTTATGAACTCTACATAGTTAGTCATTTTATTCGCAGGTGTTCTCTTTATTGTTTCGTGTAAAACTCCAGAGTCTGTAGAAGTTCCTTTAGAAGTAGCTTCTCCTAAAGATTTATCAGTATCGTAATTATATGAAGATATATAGTCCCCATTTCGAACATCTTCAAGTTTATTTTGTGGAGTATCTGAATATCTTCTATCGCTTTCATTAGAATTGTTACTAGTGCTATTAAGTTCATTAGTAGCATCAGTTTTAGATGTTTGATCTCTTGTAGTAACTTCTCCATCTACAAAAATCTCCCACTCATGAAGAGCATCGAAAAGTTTGTTATATGTAGGCATTATCTCATTTAGTTTAACTTCTAGCGCTAATTTAAAAGCTGTTACAGTTTCATATCCGATTCTTCTCATCATATAATGTTTTAAAATTAAACATTCAAAATCTTCTCTATTAACTTTATTAGATAAAGGATAATCAAAATCGAAAAACATTTCTCTTCCATTTTTTGCTAGATCCTTTATTTTACTTTTATCTTCTTTATAGAAGTTAACATAACTATTTAATAATGAATATATAGTAGGAGGTATATTATAATTCGCTGGTATTCTCATAAAGTTCTGAAACATTAACATAATTATCATCCTCCTCGCTTGTAGGTTCTCCATCATAATATCTAACTTTGATATCGATGTCAAACTTTTCTTTTATTTCTTCTAGCGCTCTTTTTCTAGGTTCATATCTTGAGTATCTACTTGCGATAGTTCCACCTTGAGAGGCGCTCATCTCATCTCTTATAAGTCTTTCTTTTTTATTTTCTTGAAGATTAGCAATTCCAATTAATCGATAAAACTCAGCCCATTCTTTATCCATATGATCATCTATTTTATCTGCGACATATGGAGCAGGAGCTAAAACTACATTCATATCATCTATATCAATAGAATCATATGTCATAATAGTTTCAGATAATCCATCTACTTCATCTAACATTCTTTCTAATGAAAGTTTCTTATCATCTGTAGTTTTCCAGATTCTAGGTGTTCTTTGATGTACTATATTGATATCTATAGTTCTTTTATTCATAGATATTCTTTCAGCCATCTGTAAGATATCAGCATATATAGGATATTTTCCGTTATTATCATACATAATAACAAAATCTTTAGCCTTTAATCTTCTAAAATATCTTCCATTATATGCTCTAGCTATTATCTCTTGAGGTCTGCCATAGATGTCAGGTTGTCCTAAAACTGTATAAGGTAGAGCTAATAATCCTAAAACATCATCAACGAAAAAAGCTACTGATCCATTAATTAATAGAGTTTTGTTTAAATATCCAACATCTATATAGTTAGGTAAATCTATAAACTCGAAAACATTTTCAGCTAGAGTAAGCATTTCTCTTTTATACATCTCATAAGTATTCTTAGAGCATAACTGAGAATGAATAAGTTTCTTTTTCATATTTTATCCTCCTTTTTATTAATAAAATAAAGAGAGGGATAACTCCCTCCCTTTAAGGATTTAAAGCACTGTAATAGTAGCTGTATTATATTTAGTAGGATCGTAAATAGAAGTAGCTCTAACTACTACTGGGTCTTCTCCAGCTGTGTTATAGTCTGCTGGGATATGAACTAATCCAGTTAAAGGATTAACTGTAACTGGTGTTACTTGTCCTCCAGCTTCATCTATAGAATATTGTACTCCTTTATTAGCGAATCCAGTAGTTACTACTGTAGCTGATAATTGTAAATCTAATCCAGCACTTATAGAACTTTCAGCAGGACTAACTGTTACACTTGTAACTCCTACTGGTTCTCCAGTCATTAAAACAACTGCTTGTTTAAATGGAGATGTTGAAATAACTTTCCAGCTATGTAGCCAGTGATTAGTTCTTAAACTTTCTCCATTAAAGAATGATGTAGTTCTTTCTCCTGGATCTCCCATAGTATCCATAGCATATGTATAGTTTTGGAAGAACTCTTCATCAATTATAACAGCTGGAACTTTTTTAAGGTCTGCTATTTCATCTGCTGTAAATGGAATATAAGCACTTCCTAAAAGTTCAGTTAATCTAGCAGTATCGTGATTTCCGAATCCATCAACTAAAGCACTTCTAGATTTCATTTCAGCTGAATCTCTAAAGAAACTTGTAGCAATAACATTAGTTTCAAGTTGAGAATTAAACTCTGTATTTAAAATAGCTATTTGATTTTCAAATGCTGTAGATAATCTTAATCCTGCTGGGTTATAGTTAGGCGACATGAATGTCATTAAGTTACTAATATTTTTAATGTAAGCAACTCTTTCTCTAATTTCCATAGTAGCAAAATTAGGAATTAATACAGATGTAATAGTACCGTCAACAATTCTTCTACATAATTGATATTTGTTAACGATATACATATCATATTCATAAGCTTTATATAATGATCTGATAATTTCTTCTATTAAATCTTGGATTCCATTTTGATTAGTGAAAGCCATAGCGATTTGTTCATCTGATGTAGTAGTTTTGTAAAACTTTTGGAAGTTTAATTCGTGAACGTAATTGTAAACGTTAGGAACAACGTTTTCTAAGAAATGTGTAGCATTGTCACAATATTCATTATAATCATAAACATTAGCGATATCTACTGCGATTTCTCTAACACTTTGTCCATACATTAATTCTCCTCGTTCAGTGAAAGATTTCCAAGGATTTTCAAAATAATTTCTTTGGATTACTGTTAAACCTATTAAGTTTAAAGCATTTAAGAAAGCATTTTTATATCTATTATTTGACATTACTAATTTACCGATACGAGCTTTAGCATTAGCTTCTTTTTGAGTAGGTAAATCAATAACAGATGCTAATTCAGGTGTAGAATTAATAATGAAGCTTAATAATTCATCATCTGACTTAACACTTAACACTTTATTTAAAGCCATATATTATCCCTCCTTATATCTCTTTAATATCAATGACTTCTGTTTCCTCATATTCTTCAACTTCATCTTCTGGAGTTTCTTCAGTTTCAACTGCTGTCATAAATCTAGCTTTATATTTTTCTTTTAAATCTGCTAGGTCTTTAGTTAATACTTCTATTTCAGTTCTTAAACTTTCTAACTCTTCTGATTCAGCTGGAGAAATAGAATCTGTTATATCTTCCATTAAGGCGATTTTAACATCTTCTGCAATTTCTAGATCATTAATTCTAGAACTTAATTCTTCTGCACTAAACTTTGCCATAATATACATCCTCCTTCTAATTTGCATTATAAAATAAAAAAGAATAAATGTCAAACATTTATTCTATTTATGATATATGTTATATAATCTAGTATTAAATAGTACCCAAGGAAAATGTTTTCTTTTCTTTTTATTATCTTCTAACATTTACTACAATATTTAGAACCACTCGCTCCAGTTAGACAAACATATCCGGATGGAGTCTTAGCCCATTCTCCATATTTATTTTTTATAATTTCTAATGCTGTAAAAATAGTATCTTTTTTATATATAGCATAATCATTAGGATTTTTAGAAGTGGCATTTTCTTTTCCATTTTTTGTTAAATCTTTTACAAGTTTAACAGAATGATTAGTTCCTGCTCCTGTTCTTACATACATATTAAAATTACATTTATAATTATTACTAGTAGTTTTTTCTAATTTTTTAAACTTTATCCCTCGACTATTTTTAATAGTTGTAAAATCTTCATCTATGAAGAAAGCTTCTTCTGGTTTTAAACTTTTAGCTCCAGTAAAACAATAACTTCCATTAGAGTTTTTATATAAACCTTTATATGGAGCTTCTCCTATTGTGATATGTAAATGATTTCCAGATGATGGATAATCATTACCCTCACGAGTAATAATATTTCCTTTTTTTATTATTTGTCCTACTTTTACATTTTTCATATCATCATCGTTAGGATGTGAAAGACTTAAATATAACTTCTTTTCTCCAGATGGAGTTATAACTTTTTCAGTAGTTTCTAATACAATAGCATTTGTATTAGGTTCAGTATATTTCTTAATTACTTTTAAATCTACTCTTGCATAACAAGGACTTCTCCCAGTATCTCTCTCAGCATCATCTATAGGATAATCTTTAGATCCTGTCTTATTAGAGTTATGAGGTTTATGATTACCCTCAGAATAATTCTGAGAAATATTCATAACTTTAAATGGATATGTAAAAGTTTGCATTATTTATTCTCCTCATAAAGTTTTCTAAGTTTATCTTGTACTGCATAAAGTTTAGAATCCATTTCATCTTTTACACTATTAAACTCTACTATAAGTTCTAATTTTTCTAAGACTTTTATTTCTTCTTCTGTTTTATTTTCTTTTTCTTTTAATAAAGAAGCAAAAAGTTCTATATCTTTATTCTCTAACATATTACCACCACCTTATTTCTTTTTGATTTTTGATTCTATCTCATCAACTCTATTAGTAAGTACTAAAAGAGATGACTGGATAGAAATTAATGTTTCTTTAACATCGTTTAATATTTGAGTGTTATCTTTTAAAGTAGTATTTATAAAATATATTAAGAATCCTACACAGACAACCCCGATGCCATTTTGTGTTATTAAGTTTACTAGTTCTTCCATAATATATCCTCCTTTTATTAGAGTATATATTATTTTTTATTATTTTGCAATTTTAACTTTTAAATAGTGATGTCCTTTTGTTTCAGCTTCTACTTTTACTATTTCTAATTTATATGGTTTTTCTTTTGTAGGCATACCTTTTAAAGCTACTATATTTACAAAACTATAGTAACAACTTCCAGATCCTGTTACATAACTATTCCCGTTTTCATCAAATAAACATAATGAATGTTTTTTTCTGATAATAACTTCTCCAGTTTCTTCGTTAGTTGTTTCGTTAGGATATTCTCCTATAGTTGCTGCTATAACGTTTATTACTTGTCCTACACAGTCATTAAGTTTAAAGTCTGCTTCTTGCATAGCATTTAAAAACATATTTTGTTGTTCTTCATCGTTTAAATCTAAACTAGTTAATCTTTTAGCTTTAGATCCTCCGAATACATCTGTGTTAATTGCTGTAGTATTTGCTAATACTAATCCTGTTTCTTTTACTTCATTATTTTCCATAATTCCTCCTCAGCCGTAGCTGTCTAGTGTCGGTCACTACCCTTATTTATTAGTGCTAATTATAAGCACCATTGAGAAGAAAATATAATATACAATGTATAATCAAAAATTAAATATATTTATATTATCTACTCAATGCTACCTATAATAGGTAACACATTTATCTATTACTTAAATCATAAAGACTAATTATAATAATTATCAATGATAGTATTATTGCTACATCTGTTAAAGTTAACATATTACCTCTATCCTATTCTATAGTATTCTTCACAATAACTTTTATCGTTTCCAGAATCGATACATTTATTTATATCTTTATTAATATTTCTTAATAACATTCCAGAAACTATAGAAAATAATACTACTACGATTAAAACATAAAACATTATTCTTAGATCGCTTTTATTTTCTTTAGATTCAACTATTCTCTTATTTTCTCTTTCTAATGATAACTTTTGTTTTTCTTCTCTTACTTTTCTACTATGTCTGTTAGTCATTTCAAACATCTCTACTGTTTCATTATCAATAATTTCTTTTCTCATTTTATCCACCTTTATTCTTTCTTATTAATATTTAGTTACTGATATAACTTTTACTTTAGTACTGTATTTACATTTATTAATAAACTTATCTTTTGGAATTGGATCATAGAACCATTTACTAAAAATATTATTATTTAATAAATCTAAAACTTCTACTTCAAACATAACTATTATCTCCTTAACTTAATTATATTTTACTATACCTTATAGGAATAGTCAACAAAAATATAACAATTTGTTAAACTTGTCACTCGTTTGTCAAGAGTGCTAATTGTGATATCGGTGACACGATAGCAATAGGGGAACATATGTTCTAGTGTGATAACGTGTTTTTGATACCAC